ACTATGGTTGGTGATATTGTATATGCAATTATCGCTTACAATGGTGATTTGCTTGGCACTCAATCTGGTACTCATATCAGCGGAAATTCTTTAACCGTTATTTTAAATGGTATTAGTGGATCTCTAAATTTAAGAGATTTCTTTTATACTCAATATGATGGTGATATTGATTTCCGTAGTGCTGTTGCACTTATGACGTATGGTGATGATAACATCGGATCTGTATCGCCTGATTACCCTAAATTTAATATTAAGGGTGCAGCTGAATTCCTTGGAAAGCATGGTCAAATTTATACAATGCCTGATAAGGAAAGTGTACTTCAAGCTCACTTAGATCCAGAGGATTTTGAATTTCTCAAGAGATTCAGTGTATTCCATCCAAAATTGAATTGCAATATTGGGGCACTTCTTGATAAATCTATTATTAAATCACTTCACTGTTACATGCGTCCTAAGGGATGTCCATTGACACCTGAAGAAGCATGTGCTCAAAATATTGATACCGCTTTGAGAGAGTGGTTCAATCATGGAGAAGATGTTTACGAAATTAGACGTAAACAGATGACTAATGTTGCACAAAAGGGTAATATTACTCATTTATGCACCATGTTAAATAACAGCTATGATGATATGGTTGTTGATTGGCAATATAAATATGCGAATGGTCCTAAGCCTGAGTATAAAACTGAAATGTTTTCAGTATAATCGTCACTTCGGGGACTATAAATCCGGCCCAGTTTTAAATCTGATGGTAAGCAAAATTAATGTATGTATATGGATACCATATAAATTTTATGTTTTTATATTTTTGTATGTTTATATAGGCTTTACATATGTAAGGGTTCCTACCGGGAAATCGAGAGATGAGTTCTCCCTGCTCAATCTAAATATAACCTGCACTATCATTGAGCGTTCGATAGTGACTTGTACATAGTTCGTTCGGTAACAATTGTAAATCATCTTGTACTTTTAATATCTGCGATGACGCAGCTGTTGAGGTGGGGACCGGCACCCAACCTCTTCTGAATGTAAATGCCGCGCGTAAACGCACAATCCAAGCTGATTCTCATGATATTAATATATTAGAGAGTGAAAACAAGAAACTTAAGAAGAGTAAATCTGATTCTTCTATGGATACCTTGGTACCACAATCTGGCTATGAGAAATTGACTTGGGTGGATAGTGGATGTCCAGCTTTTAGCTTGATATATGACACTATTATGGAATATGCTATTGACAGCATGATGAATGAACCAATTCACGAATTTGCACCTCAATCTGGTATGGTTAGTGAATCTGGTATCATGAAACAAGTTAAAGCAGCACGTTATCAAAACGTTGCTTTCACTGAACAGCATGAACCTTATCTTTATGATACAGAAGCTCCTGTTGATCCTACTCGTAACCTTCAATGCACTGATGATGCTACTTTGGACAACTTTTTCAGTCGTCCTATTAAGGTAGCTGATTATGAATGGAGTGTTACGACAAATCTTTGGCAGCAGTTGAACCCATGGTCTCTCTTTTTCGAGAATCCACGGGTTATCAATCGTATTGTCAATTATAATCTTTTGCGTGCTAAGCTTAAGATGAAGCTTGTTATTAATGGAAGTGGATTCCATTATGGACGAGCTTTGGCGTCTTATAAGCCAATGCATACATTGGATGACCTATCTGAGGATGTTTTTACTCAGGCTGAAGATGCAATTCAAGCATCCCAGTTGCCTCATGTCTATCTTAATCCAACCACCTCTCAAGGAGGAGAAATTACTGCACCATTCTTTTGGAATAAGAATTGGTTGAGTATTCCGGATGAAGAGTGGGACGACATGGGCAATCTCACTATTAGGGGTCTAGGATCCCTTGAGCACGCTAATGGAGCAACTGATCGGTGCACCATTTCAGTCTTTGTTTGGGCTGAAGATGTCGAACTGGCAGTTCTCACGTCTGCAGAACCGGCAGCACTTACTGCTCAATCTGGTTCAGAAGTCGATGAGGCTAACGCTAAGGGGATTATTTCTGGACCTGCCACAGCAGTCGCTGGTGTTGCGTCCAGATTTACTGATATTCCTCGAATTGCACCCTTTGCTAAAGCAACTGAAATTGGAGCAAATGCTATGTCTGATATGGCAAAGCTATTTGGTCTTTCTGCACCGCCTATCACAAAGGCATTTGAGCCTTTTACACCACGAGCTGTTAGTAACATGGCTAATACTACCGTTCCACAGGCTATTTCAAAATTGTCTGTTGATGATAAGCAAGAACTTAGTATTGATCCACGTATTGCTGGGGTTGGAGGTGCTGATGCTCTTAATATTAAAGAGATAGCCAAGAGAGAATCTTACATTGGTAAGTTCGTTTGGACTGAAGGAACTGCTCCTGAAACTGCTATAGGCAGTATTCGAGTTGATCCTTGTATTTTTAAAACTTCTATTAGAAGTGCTAAAGTAGCATATCATTTTCCAGCATGTGCTGTTGCAGCTATGCCTTTTAAATATTGGACAGGTACTATGCGTTATCGTTTTATGATTGCGTCTTCTTCATTCCATAAAGGAAGATTGAAGGTTGTTTATGAGCCTAATTCTTTGGCGAGTAATGAATATAATACCAATTATGTCCAAATTATTGATTTGGCTGATCGTACCGACTTCACTATTGAAGTTGGAAACGGTCAAAATAACTCTTTGTTGACACATTGTCAACCAGGAGTTGAAGACCCTGCAGACGTGTTTTTGCCAGGTTCTGGAACCATGTCGAGAGAAACTTTTGGTAATGGAACCATTACGATGTCTATCGTAAATGAACTTACAAGTCCTACGACAGCTACACAATCACTGGATGTGTATTGTTTTGTTTCTGCTGGCGATGACTTTGAAGTTTTCGTACCTGATGGTAAATTTCAGCAATTTGTTTTCAAACCCCAATCCGGATTCGAGCCACAATCTGGAAGTTTGACTGAGCAAAATGTCACTTTGCATGCTGATGGTATGAATGCACAGGAGGAGTCTGCACCTCTTCAAAATATTGCGGATTCATTAGGCCCGACAAAGCATAAACATGATATGCTGAATTTGGTTTATACTGGTGAGAAAATTCAATCTTTTAGACAATTACTTAAAAGATACAATTTGCATGCCACAATTAATTATCTAGCGGGAGCGGGTACCAATCTGGC